AGACGAATTCGAACCGCTATCCGGCATCGATTGCCGGGTGAATGTAACCAAGGGGCTGCTGATTCTGGCGGCCCTTGTTTTTGGCGTAGCCGTTTTTGTGGGGTGAGCTATGGGCGCAAATGACATTGACCGCATCGCATTCCTTGAGGCCCGCAAGGCCGGCATTGGCGGAAGCGACATCGGCGCAATCATGGGCCTGTCGAAGTGGAAGTCTCCGGTAGACGTGTGGCTCGACAAGACAGGCCGCGTCGAACCTGATCTGGAAATGAGCGAAGCGGCGTACTTCGGCGTTGAGCTGGAATCGTTCGTCGCAGCCGAATACAGCAAGCGCAGCGGCAACAAGGTGCAGCGCGTCAACCAGATCATCAAGCACCCTCAGCGCGCATGGATGCTGGCAAACATTGACCGCGCTGTTGTTGCTGACGGAAGTCGGGCGCGGGTTGATAAGTTCGGCACGCTGGATGGAATCAAGGGCTTGCTGGAATGCAAAACGGCCAGCGCCTATCTGGAGCGTGAATGGTCGGACGAAAGCGCCCCGCTCGCATACGTCGCACAGTGCCAGTGGTACATGGCGGTTACCGGCGCAGAATGGTGCGATCTGGCGGTACTGATCGGCGGGCAGAAATACGTCTGCCATCGGATTGACCGCGATGAATCGCTGATTGACGCGGTGATTGATGCTGGCCGACAGTTCTGGTTCAACAACGTAATTGCAGATTTGCCGCCAACACCGCGCACCCCAGAAGAAACGCTTGCGCTGTTTCCGACGAACAGCCGTGACGACCTGGTGGTGGCCAGCGACGACATCATGCACGCGCTGGGGGCCTATCAACTGCTGAAGCAGCAGGCCAAGAGCGTGGATGACGAAATGGCAGTAGTCAAAGCGGCGATCCAGTCGTTCATCGGATCGCATTCCGGCGTGTGCGATCCGCAAGGTTCACCACTGGCAACGTGGAAGCAAAGCAAGCCCAGCCAGAAAACCAACTGGAAGGATGCTGCAGCAGAGATCAAGGCCGATCTGATTGATGCCGGCCACGAAGACCTGGCAGAAATCGTCCGCGACATTATCAACGCACACACCACCGAACAACCGGGCGCGCGTCCGCTGATTATCAAGTGAGGATCGAATGAGCAACGCAAACGCAAAATTGGCCGCAGCATTGAAGCCAGGCCAGATCGTAAAGATGACCGGTGCCGAGGCCGGTATGGGCAACGTCAAGTCGTTCATGGAGTCGCAGCGCGCCAACCTGGCTGCAGTTCTGCCGAAGCACGTTGATGCAGACCGGATGCTGAAGCTGGCACTTGGCGCCATGCGCACCACGCCGAAGCTGTTGAACTGTAATGTTGAGTCGCTGATGGGCGCTGTTGTCACCTGCTCTACGCTTGGGCTGGAGCCGAATACACCGCTTGGCCACGCCTATCTGATCCCGTTCGAGAACCGTCAGAAAGGCACAACCGACGTTCAGATCGTGTTCGGCTACAAGGGGCTGATTGATCTGGCTCGCCGGTCTGGCCAGATCGTCAGCATCGCAGCGCACGAAGTCTGCGCCAACGACGAATTCGCATTCAGTTACGGACTGGACGAGAAGCTGACCCACAAGCCGGCGCTGACAAATCGCGGCGAGGTTATTGCCTTCTACGCGGTAGCGAAGCTCCAGGGCGGCGGCTACGCCTTCGAAGTCATGGGCCGCGACCAGATCGAAGAAATCCGCGACGCCAGCCAGAACTACAAGTTCGCACGGGAAAAAGGCAAGACAGTATGGGGCCAGCACTTCACCGAGATGGGCCGCAAGACCGTACGGCGCCGGCGGTTCGAGTACCTGCCAGTCAGCATCGAATTGGCCACCGCAGCCAGCATCGACAGCAACACGGAGGCCGGCAAAGGCGGCAACTACGAGGAAGCGCTCAAGGGCGAATACTCGGTAATGCCTGAAGATGCGCCGGCAGCGCTGCCTGACAACGCTGACGAAGACACCGGTGAATGGACCCCGCCGGCAAGCAGCAGCTGGCAGCCAACCGAAGCAGAGCTGGCCGAGATCAAGAAACGTGAAAGGTCCGAGGCTGGCGATCTGCTCGGCGACGTGCCGCAATGACCTGTCAACGCAAAAACCATTTCATGCGCAACATGGTACTCGTGGCGCAACGCCATAAACGACGCCTCGGGCCGTATAAATCGGCCCGCTTTCTTTACGCCAACAGCGTGCCGTTTGAGGTAGCGCTGCGGGTGATTGTTGGGAGACAGACATGAACCGCGAAATTGACAACGCCCTGCTTACGCACGGCGGAACCGAAGATATCGACATTCCAGCGCCGGCCGTGCGCGCGATCATGACCGATGCAGTTTGCGCCGGGGAGATTGCGCGGGAAAACGAGGCGCTGCGGAAGCAGAATGCGGCGCTGGAAGAGGCCAACCAGGCGCTGGCGAATGAGCGCGACTACTACAAGCAGCAGGCGCGTGACAGGGATGAGCGTTTGGCCGGGCGGTGCTTTGAATGACCTGCCCTTACGACAACTGGCCGGATGTACCGGAAGATCAACCACAGCGCCCGCAGCAGTCGGGCGTTTTTATTGGGTGAAGCGATGGATTACCAGAATTTCATCAGCAGCAAACAGATCGCGGTAAGCCAGTCCGGGTTTGAGCCGCTCAGCCTGAGCGATAGCTTGTTCGAGTACCAGCGCCATTGCGTTGAATTTGCGCTACGTGCTGGCCGCTCTGCCATGTTTCTCGATACCGGGCTCGGTAAGACGTTCTGCCAGCTCGAATATGCGCGGGAAGTCGTTGAGCACTCCAATCAGCCAGTACTGGTTTTGACGCCTCTGGCAGTGGCAGCTCAGACTGCCCGAGAGGCGGATAAATTCGGCATTGATGCGAAGGTGATTCGTGACGATGGCGACGTATTCAACGGCGTCAACATCATCAACTATGACAGGCTGGATCGGTTGGACGTGTCTCGGTTTTCCGGCGTGATTCTGGACGAATCGTCGATCCTTAAAAACTTCTCTGGCAAAACGCGCAATCATCTGGTCAATGCGTTTCGAAACACGCCGTACCGGCTGGCGTGCACGGCTACACCAAGCCCGAACGATCATACCGAGCTAGGTAATCATAGCGAGTTCCTTGGCGTGCTGAATCACGCCGATATGCTGCCGCGCTGGTTCATCAACGACACTATGAATACCGGAGACTGGAGACTGAAAGGCCATGCCGTTCGCCCGTTTTGGGACTGGGTTGCAAGCTGGTCACGCTGCGTGTCGAAGCCATCCGATCTTGGTTTTTCTGACTTCGGTTTCGATCTGCCAGACCTGAATATCGAGCGGCACGTTATCGACTTCGAAAGCATCGCCGAATCGCAAGGACAGTTGTTCGCATCGCCGGAACTGTCAGCAACCGGCATTCATGCGGTAAAAAAAGAATCAGCAGAACACCGGTCTGCAAAGGTAGCCGAAATGGCAAACGGATCGGAGGAACCTTGGCTGATCTGGTGCGACACCGACATTGAGGCTGACCACCTGGCGCGACTGATTCCTGACGCCGTTGAAGTTCGCGGCTCAGACAAGATCGAGCACAAGGAAGAATCGTTGCTTGGCTTTGCCGACGGAAAAATTCGCGTGCTTATCACCAAGCCATCCATTGCCGGCTTCGGTATGAACTGGCAGCACTGCAACAACATGGCATTTGTCGGGCTGACCTACTCATACGAGTCCTTCTATCAGGCCGTGCGCCGCTGCTGGCGATTCGGCCAGACAAAGCCGGTCAATGCTCATCTCGTCATGACACATGCAGAGGCTGCCATCTGGCGCAACGTATCAAGCAAGGCCGACAGCCACGACGCCATGAAGCGCGAAATGCGCGAGGCCATGCAGCGCAATGCCGGCGTTAAGGTAGATCAACGCCTTGCCTATCAACCGCAGCGAGCTGCGAACCTGCCACAGTGGATTAGGAGTGCATAACAATGAACGTACTTGATCAACATCACGGGCGAAATTTCAGCGTCTACAACGGCGACTGCGTCGAGTTTGCCGCAGGACTCCCCGACAACAGCATCGATTTCACGATCTACAGCCCACCGTTTTCTAACCTGTTCGTCTACAGCGACAGCGAGCGCGACATGGGCAACGCAGCAGACGACGCCGAGTTTCTGGAGCATTACAAGTTCCTGCTGCGCGAATTGCACCGTGCCACACGCCCCGGCCGTAATTCGGCAGTGCATTGCTCCGACCTGCCGCTGACTAAATGGAAAGACGGACGGATCGGCATCAAAGACCTGTCAGGCATGATCATCCGCGCTCACGAAGAATGCGGATGGACGCTGCATAGCCGCATCACCATATGGAAATGCCCCGTCGTTGAAATGACTCGCACTAAAGCGCATGGGCTGCTTTACAAGACGCTGTGCAAAGACAGCAGCCGCAGCCGTGCCGGCATGCCGGATTACCTGCTTATCTTCCGCAAGGAAGGCGGCAACGATCGTCCGATCAGCCACAAGCCAGACGACTTCCCAGTCGATCTCTGGCAGAAATGGGCAAGCCCGGTATGGATGGACATCGACCAGACGGACACACTCAACGTCAAGGCGGCGCGCGAGAGCAAAGACGAAAAGCACATCTGCCCTCTGCAGCTGGATCTGATCGAGCGCGCATTGATCATGTGGAGCGCTCCTGGCGACACGGTTTACAGCCCGTTCACCGGGATCGGCAGCGAAGGCGTGCAGAGCATCAAACTTGGCCGGCGCTTTGTCGGAACGGAATTAAAGCCAGCGTACTACCGCCAGGCGGCTGAGTACCTGACTGCAGCAGATAACGCACCGATGGACTTGTTTGCGGCCTGATGGCCGCTTTTTTACGGGTATCGACATGGCAATACCACTAAAGATGATGATCTGGCAGCTGACCGGCGAGCGAATGCCGGAGATATTCGTGCCAAAACCAAAGCGAGCACGGCCCTTTGTCGACGTGTCCGATCCACTGGTTTCGGGGAGCGTTAGCCGCTCAAATGAGCGCGTGCTTGTTGTAATGAGCAAGATTCGATCATGGCCTGAATCGTTGAAAGAGCAAGGATTCACGGCCTACACGGTCGAAACAAGCCTCAACTGCGGCAACCACGTTGCGCGGGAGGCGTGTGAACGCATGTTCGCGTCTGGCGAGCTGGAGATGCTGCCCGTTACACGGAACAAAGCCCACGTTTACAGGAGGATCGAATATGGCCAAATCGAAAGCGCATCGTAACCGCAAGCACAAGGAAAAAACAACAACCGCACCGCTCTGGCTTGGCTTGCTTTCTCAATATGAGCCTCGGCTTGACCATAGTCGGGGCAATCGAACGGAGACGCAGCTGCGCATGATTCAGCAAGCGCTGACGTTCGGCTTTTTCAGCCAAGAACAGCTTGAATCTCTTGCCGCTTATGCGCGGGTGATACTGCAGGCTGCGTTCGAAGTCAGAAGCCAAGAGGCCAAAGACAAGGCTCAAGCAATATGGCTTGTCTACAAGGACATCGTCGGGCGAAAAGACAAGACAGGGAAATATGGCGTTGATGCAGAGTGTCGGGCCGTTCTGTGGGACGCGATTGAATACGTGTCTACGTGGGCGCGCAAGCAGTCAGAGGGAACAATAGACAGGGCAATCGACATTATCGAAAGCAGTATCGTGTTCGATGCTCAGGCTACATGCGCAGGGCGGTCGTTGACATGATCCGCGGCGCCCAGTTCACTGCCGGCGCAAGAATCACCAAGCATGTATGCGCCAGGAAAAAGCAGTACAAGACTAAGGCCATCGCGCTGATGTGCGCCGCGTCGTACCGAAAGCAAACGAAAACAGACAAGCAGTTTGATGCCTACCGTTGCGCCGTATGTCGGCAGTGGCATCTGACTACTCACAAGGAGCAAGCAGCATGAGTAACAACGACCACGGCAACACCCTACTGAAGCACTGCGGAGAGCCGGAAATGCCGGATCTGGCAGTACGCGCAATTCTCACTGACGCGGTTTGTGTCGGCGAATTGATGCGGGAAAACGAGGCTCTGAAGCAGCAGAATGCCGCGTTGGAGGAGGCCAATCAGGCGCTGGCGAAGCGTGGCGTGTACCTGGAAAACGAAAACCGAGAGCTGCGGGATCGGCTGATTGGGCGGGAATTCGATTGATGCGACGACATGACCGCCGCCAAAACGGCCCCATGCGGGTTGCCGTGATGGTGGCGAAAAAAAGGAAGCGTGAACTCGGACCGTATAACGCGGCCCGTTTTCTTTGCGCCAACAGCGTGCCGTTTGAGGTGGCGCTGCGGGTGATTGTGGGGAGGACTGAGAATGAATGCAGACCAGAAACAACGTGCGGCTGAATTGCTGTCGGCGTGGCGGGCAACGGCGTACGCCCTGCACGCAGACCGCATGGCTGACTTGTTGCAAGAGCTGGTGGACGCACCAACACCGAAGCCGTTCGGATATTTCAAAGCTGAGCCGTTCGGCTGGACGGATTGCGCAGAGACCGACGATGGCGCTATTGCGCTATTTGCTGCCCCGCCAGCGCCGAGCGTGCCGGATGAATTAAGCGGAAGATTTACCGACCCGACAAAGCTGGCGGTCGATCTTCCCACTTGGGAAAATGGAGATGCCCCGCTAGTAGGCGGGGGGCTGATTAGTCGCGGGGTAGTGGATTTTGCCACAGTAGGGATATGGCCTACCAAACCTGCGCCGAGCGTGCCGGATGGATGGATTCGAGCCGTTGACGAAGCCATGGTTGTACATCACATCGGTATTGCTGACCGCGCGGATAGTTATGAAGTTGCAAAGAAAAAACTGAACGCGTTGTTGGCAATTAATAGCGATATTGAGAGGCATTTTTCTGAACCGCCGGCAGATGTGGCGCGGGATGCCGAGAGGTATCGGTTTCTGCGCAAGAAGATTTGTTTTAGTGGAAATGGCGACGGAACAGCATCAATGCACGCCATTAACCTGCCAGATGCTGCCCGATTCCCTGAATACGACAATCTTGAAATTGGTGTTGACGCAGCAATCGACGCAGCCATCGATCGCGAGATTTTGGGAGGTGGAAATGGCTGACCATGAACCACATGACCCAATCGCAGATTGCGACTGCCATCAATGCGCTGTTGCCGAGCGCAACCGGCTGCGGCAAGAGGTAACCATGCTGCGCCAGGAATATGCGGCCGATACCGTCGAGATTGCGAAGCTGAATGCAATGATCGATGAGCAGCGCCAAGACCTGTCGTCCGCACGATCAGGCTGGGAGCGGGCCGCAGAAGCGTTGCGCGAGGCTGATGCGACTATTGTGGCGCTGAAATCCAGGCTGGCAGACGTGGAAGCAATCAACAGCATCGACGCCAGATTCTGCGGGCGCCTCGCGCTCATTCTCGAATGCGCGATCCTTGATCCACACGGCCATTTCGAGCTGGCGTGCCAGCTACTGGACGAGTACAAGGCAGAATGGGAGAAGGTCTACCCGTCGCCGCCGACGTTCATGGGCGAGCCGATGCCGCCGGAACGCAGGGCGCGGCTGCAAGAACTGAAGGAGTGCCGGCAATGACCCTCACGAATGAGCAAAAACACGAAATCATGCGCGCTGTAGAAGAGGCCTACAGCAATGCCCGCTGGATAGTTGGCGATAGCAAACCCCTGCTGCTAGAGCTGCACCGGCTCGCCCTGGCGTCGTACATCGAAGGGTTCGAACAAGGGCAAAAATCATGTACCAACTAACCCATAACGGCCAGCCAGTAGGCAAACCGCACCCGCACCGAATCACCTGTTACATCGAAGCGCTGGAACGTGGGCTGGTGAAGCGTGGCGCCGGGCGGTATTGGTTTTGGGGCGTGGCGATTATTGAGATTGAACAGGAGCAGAGCGAATGACCGCAATTACCATGCCGAAAGGCAAGCCCGACAAGGGCGTCGTATTTTTCGTCTACCGCGCCAAGCTCGCCACCGGCAGCAGCATCCACACCGCTGGCGCCATCACCGAAGAGCAGCACCGGGCGATTGCGCTAATCCTGCAGGGCAAGCCGGCCATGTACGAGGGGGCGGACAAATGACCATCGACACACAACGACTGCGCGAGCTGGCGCAGAGAAGTAAAAGTGAAAATCAGTCTATTTTTGAGCACTGGTTTAAGCGAAATTTTCAGCATATGGGTCAGCTTGATATAGCTAGGGCGCTAAAAATAAACGATGAAGGTAGGTACTCCGATCCAGAGACATCGCTAATGTTTTCGGCGTTTGCATACGGGAAATTGCTATCTGATCGTAACGATAGAAGCGCGGAAATAACGGCAGCAATTCATGACGGGATGGAACAGAACATGGCCCGTCTCCGCAAAATCGAAGCCGCCGCCCGCAATCTGGCCAAAGTCAAGGGACGGCATAACAGCGAGATTGCGATGAATCGATTGATGGAGGCGTTGAAATGAATCTCCCGGAAGAAATTCACCACGTCAGCCAGTCGCAATTCAGCATCGCCAGGCTGACAGGCGGAATCGTGTTCAACGGCGCCACGTATGTCTACGACGCCGACAACGACAAGCTGATCCGCAAGGATATCCATCTGCAGCGGATTGCGAAATGCAAATCAGAGGCGAAACGCATGGCCGAACAGGAGCGGGCAAAGTGGATGCGAGCACAGCAATCGTTTGCGGGGTTCGGGAAATGACAGACAAACGCCACGGCTGCCATAACCGCCTGATCTACTCCACCACCCGCACCTGAAACGTCCGCTGCACCACTCTCGGACTGTTGGCCACCGGGCAGGTAAGCGTCACATCATAGCGACTGCCAGCCGTGCCGCCGGACATCCAGATGACGGCGGCTTCGCCGGTGGCGATGGTTTTTTCGGACCCATCCGCCAGCGTCACGGTCAGCGGCGATGCGTTGACGGCGGGGGCCGGACTGCTGAGTACGGTCAGGCCGGTATCGGCTACCGCCGTGACGCTGGCCAGCGTTTCGCCGGGGCCGAGCCAGTCGCTCAAGTCGGCGATGTAGTCCAGCACTTCGCCGGGCCGCTTGCGAATCCACGGCACTTCGGTGCCGAGCGTGACAAATCCATCCATCTATTCCCCCTGAATTGTGAGTACGCGAGTCTCGGCAGAGACGGCCAGCGCCCGCGACTGTGGCGGTACTATCAGCACGCGGCGATGATCCACGACAATCGATAGCCCGCCGTTATCGACGGCGCCAGCGAAGGCGGCGATATCAGCCTGATCCGATGCCGCCATCGATCCAGCGGCGCCGCTGGCGTGACTGCCGGAAAATGTCGCGGAATCTTTCTGATCCGTCGCTGCGAGCGATCCGGATGGCCCGAACGTGCCAGCGGCTGCAGCCGAATCCTGAGCCTCAACCGCAGCCAGCGACCCGACGAACGACAGCACGCCAGCGAACGCTGCAGAATCGGCGCTGTCGGTTGCAGCCAATGTGCCACTAACGCCTGGTGCGTAAGCTGTTCCGGCGAATGCCGCCGCGTCGGCACTGTCCGTTGCCGCAAATGTGCCGCTCACTCCTGGCGCGTAAGCCGTGCCGGCAAACGTGGCGGAGTCCAGCGAATCGGTGGCCGCAAGCGATCCGGAGAAGATCAGCGCGCCGGTGAATAACGCAGCGTCCTGCGGGTCAGTCGCAGACAGCGACCCGACGAATGACAGCGCCCCTGTGAAAACAGCAGAATCGGCGCCATCCGTTGCAGCCAACGTCCCGCTGACGCCGGGGGCGAATGCCGTGCCGGCAAACGTGGCGGCGTCTGGCGAATCGGTGGCCGCAAGCGATCCGGAGAAGATCAGCGCCCCGGCGAACGATGCAGCGTCCTGCGGGTCGGACGCAGACAGCGCGCCAGAGGCGGACGGGGCAGACGCGGACCCGCTGACGCTGGATGCGTCGGCCACGTCGGTTGCCGACAGCGTACCGGTGACAACGCCGCCCGCAACGACATCTACTAGATATTTACGTCTAGAACGTAATATTTGATATGGGTTTTTAGATAGAGTATAAATTTCAGCAGAAGATAATGCTCTTTTATATGTGAGAGCATACCCAACCATGCCATCTAGGAATGCAACCCCTGATATTTCACTTTCTTGTGCTGCAGATCCCGCACATCCAATGCCAAAAATAAAGTTAGAAAAAGCATCTGCCAATGTACCACTAGCAACTAATTGACCGTCAATGTACAACCTACCATCTGATGTATTTGTTACACACGCAAGAGTTACCCATCTACCAGTATCGGGAGCAGTTGCAGAAATTACCCTTGAATTGTCGTTTGCTCCAACACCATACAATGTACCTCCTGAGATATAAATACCACATCCATACAAATAGCGAGGGGACGTTCCGTCAGTGAAGCTCCCTATAACACATTGGTCTGCTGTGTTGGAATTCAGATAAACACGAATAATAAATGTGACAGGGGTAGTCCAGGCTTTCGGATGTGAGAATGAGTATGCTTTTGTAGAATAAGTACCGTTAAAACTCCACGCACTACCTTCTTGAGTTAAAACATTAACTGCCTCTGTACTACCGTTATTAATACGTCCATGAAGGGTGTAAGGATTTGGAGTCGCAGATGATTTTCTTCCGTTTAGCCTGCCCGGTGCCCCGTCTGGTCTTACAGGCATTTCATAAGAAGTTAATCCATAAGCACTAAGTAATCCATACGCTAGGGGGTTGCTAAAGTCTACATATACATGCTCTCTTGCCTGTGATGTGTACTTTTTTGGTAAAAGAGTAGCAGCCATTTACGCCACCGTTGCGCTTATCTCGCTGTAATACACGCTATTCCCGGACGCCGCCAGCGCGGCACCGGAATCGTTCTTGACGATGATCTTGCTGGCGTATGGCAGCACGCCGCCTAGCGCAGCGGCTAGCGAGAACGTCTTGGTTTGCGCCGTCGAGTTAGTGTTCAGTGGAACCGTACCAACAAAAAACAGGTCAGGCTCGTCTGTTGTGGTCGTGCCGCTCTCCGGGCCGGAGGTAAAGTTCGTTCCGTCCAGGCTGATCTTCGCGAACACCACCAGCTGTTTGTTGCCCGACACCGTGCCGGGCGTGGCAGTCACTTCCAGTAGCACATCCATCGGCTGGTTGGTGTTGTGCGTAATCGTGCCTGCACTGACAAATGTGGCCGATGCCAGCGAGTTGAGTGCCGATGTTGTCAGCGATGTACGGCTGCCGACGACTTGTTTTACCGTTGCCATTTATACCTCCAATGCGGCGCGCACGTCCGCCTCGGTGATCTGCACGCCGACACCAAACAGCACCTCGGCACGACTGGCGGGCTGCAACGCCATTGCCTTGACGCCGTTTACCTCGTCGGCAGTGATGCCGCCCACACCGATCAACGATGTCAGCATCAGTTGCGTGGCCGGTTCGCCGACGTCAATGCCAGCCTCTGCTTGCAGAAACTTCATCGCCCACTTGATCGCCGGGACGCTGCTTGCCAGCACCTCCAGCTTGTCCAGAAACGCGGCACCGGCCGCCGGCCCCAGGCCATAACTGGCCATGATCCCGCGCGCCGTCACCATGCGGGTTTTGGCCAGCGTAGTGGACGGTGCGTTGAGTAGATCGGCCAGCGCACCCGGTGCGTGCGGAACATGGGCCGCATATCCCCGTCCAGTCGGATCGGTCTGCATCTCGGACTTGAGTTGCGCCAGGTTAACCATGCGTCAGACTCCCGCTCGACAGCGACACCGTGCCGCCAGCGACAATGCTGGTTGTGTTGAGATTGATGTTCGCCCCCGATGTGCCAACAGTCAGGCCGCTGACGATGACCGTGCCCGCGCTGTCTTTGATGCGGGCCTCTGCCGCCGTTCCGGTCGCGTCCGCGCTGCTGTCTGCCGTGATCGCCGAAAACGTCAGCGTGTCGCCCGACACGGAGCCGCACGGGTCGGAAAATGTCAGCACGGCCAGTACGCTGGCCATGCCAGTGGTGCCGATTTCGATGGTGCCAGCGCCGGCACCGCCGTCGATTGCGTCACGCACTGCGGTCATGCGGGTTGTTTTCAGTGTGGTGCTATAGTTGACTGCCATGGTTGTTGCTCCTTATTTCTTGATTCGTTCGATGGTGCGCATCGCGCCCAATCCCAACATGCCAAACGTCAGCGCCGTCAGCGTCTCCATATCCAGCGACGGGTAGTCATGCCCGGCGCCGATCAGGAACGGCCTGGCGAGCAGCTGATACGAAAACCCGGCGACGCAGACCCAGCC